CCATCTCCTGTTGCTGCATCAGTATTTATAGTTTGATTCAACCCTACACCACCAGAACTGCCTGCGCCTGAGATAGTAACATTACTTGCTGCAGTAATACGACCATCTGCGTCTACTGTAATTTGTGGTGAAGCTGTTGCAGAACCATAAGTTGATGCTGTTACTCCAGTAGAAGCTAATTCACTTGCTCCAACTGCTCCAGTTGCTATCTTAGCTGCTGTAATTGCATTGTCAGAAACACTTCCTCCTCCAGTACCGTTTGAAGCTGCTGTTATACGACCATCTGCGTCTACTGTTAAGTCGGTATTAGTATATGACCCTGCTGTTACTGATGTTGAAGCTAATTCACTTGCTCCAACTGCACCTGTTGCTATGTGTGTAGCTGTTACTGCATTTGCTGATAAACCTGTTGCAGTTGATGTAAAAGTAATAGTATCACTTGATGCATTTGTTGTGATTGACATTCCTGTACCGGCAGCAAGAGTAAGAGTATCAGTATCTGAATCTGCTACAACATCACTTTGTCCTGAGACAGATATTGTTTTGAAAACATCTTCCGTACTACCACTACCGCTTGTTACTGTGCCAAAAGATAATGTACCTGAACCATCTGTTTTTAATACTTGCCCACTAGTACCGTCAGTTACATTTAATTGGTCAATACCAATTTGGTTATCATCTATGTGTCTAGTGAGAATACTATTTGAAGCAATCTTTGTGCCATCTACAGCATTATCTGCAATATTACTAGTAGCAATTGTGTTTGCTGCAATATCTGCTGATACAATACTTCCATTTACTATACTTGCTGATACTACAGAGTTTGCTGCTAATTGGTCTGCTCCAACTGCATCATCTGCAATATGGTCTGATGTTATTTGGTCGTCATCTATATGTTTAGTAAGAATAGAGTTTTGTGCTATCTTTGCTGATGTTACTGCATTAGTAGCTATTTGAGCCGTTCCTACTTTACCGTCTGCTATTGCATCAGAAGTAGAATATGCAGCTGTACCCATGAACCCATGATTAGAACATTGATAGTATAAAACTTGTGGGGTTGAAGTTGTGACCGCTATTTGTGTATAAGCGCCTGATGAACCCGGAGTACCGTTTGTTGTTACTCCAGTAGTATATGCTGTTGTTTTATCTGCCTCTAAATAAAAACGAAGTGGGTGTCCACTATTTGTTGAATCAGCTTGGTCAAATTTATATGTGTTTCCTGGAATAAGTAATAGATAAGGAGATTCTAGACCGTCAATACTATAACCATTTGAACTACCCTGTCCATGATAGGCGTGGGCTGCGCTCTTAGTTATAACTTTTACTTCATAAGTTTGCGTGCCAAAAGTATTTACGCCCTGTGGAGCATATGTTAATATTCCATCTCCACTAGTATTACCATCAACATGTTTTCTTAAAAACAGTTTTCCGTCTTTTGTATTTATACCTACCTCTCCTAATGCTAAGTTAGAAGTAGTTGGTAGATTTCCAGCGGTATTTGAACGCTTTAATTTAATTGTTTGTGCCATATGTATGACTCCTTATCTTACTCTATATAGAGGCTATTAGAATGTTCCTCCGTCTAATGTATCTGTAAATTCTAAATCATTTCCTGAGGAGTTAATTTGTAATAATTGATTAGCACCACCTGTTGAGACTGCAAGTCTTTTGTAACCGCCGTCTGAGGCTTTACCGACTAATAAGTCACCGAGTGCTGTTGTTGTTACATCACCTTTTAATTTTACTTCATCTGAACTAATTGCAACAGTAACATTATCTGGATTAACTGCAAAGATATTTGAACCTCCGGTTGTTAAACCATCTCCAGCTGTTACTGTACCAGCTCCTGAGAACTGTGTGAATGAAAGTGATGTTGTATTGAGTGTTATTGTATCTGCAGTTGTAAGTACAAAACCGTTACCACCATTTACAGTACCATTTGTAACGAATACAAACATACCTGAAGTAACATCTGCACTTGCATCTGCATCACTTGCTCTTGTTAAAACTGCGGCTGTTGAACCATCACCGACTGTTGTAACTGTATAAATACCATTATCAGCAGCTGTACTTTGGTTCTTCATAAGAACTCTATCACTTGCTGCTAAAGTTACGCCGTCTAGTGTAAATGCTCCATTACCTGAAGCTGTTAGGACACTACCACTTCTACTTGCAGCAAAGTTAGAAACTGAAGCAGCTTTTACTGCATCTTTAATATCTAGTGCTTGTTTTACACTATCTACATATCCTTTTGTTGCTAAGCTGAGTGCGCTATATCCTGACCTATCTACATAACCAGAAGGAACTTTAACTGTTCCTGTTCCGTTAGGTGATAGTGTTAAATCTGTGTTTGAAGATGTTGTAGAAACTGTGCTTCCATTAATATTTACATCATCTACATCTAAGTCGCCAGTAACGTCCATCGCTGCTGTAACAGCTAATGTTGAACCATCAAAAGTAAAGTTTCCGTCATCTTCTATCTCGCCTGATGTACCCGCTATAACTACTCTATTGTTAGTTAAGTCTGAAACTTTTAATGTGGAAACAGTTGTTGAACCAGCTCCAAGTGAGCCACTAACATCTGCGTTACCGTTAACATCTAATGTTGTTGTTGTAATATCAACTTCTGTATCTGCAGCGATTGCTAATACACCATCACTGGGTGAAGAAACACTTAGTGCTGAATCTCTGAATTGTAAAGCCATAGACGAATTAAGTCTAAGAGCTGTATCAGCAACGTGTGTTAAAGTTACATCGTTATCTGCACCAAAACCTAAAACTGCTGAATCGCTGTCTAATTTAAGGTCGTTACTAATATTAACAGAAGTAGAAGCATTTATATCTACTGTTGGTGCAGTAATTTCTAATTCTGTATCTGCATCAATATCTAATTGACCATCTGTAGATGAACCAATAGTTAGTGCATTATCTCTAAATTGGAAAACACTATTTGAGTTGAATAGTAAACCTGTATCGGCAACGTGAGTTAAGTTTACATCATTGTCTGCTCCAAAGTTAAGAACTGCACTATCTGATACTAATGATACATCATCAGCAAAAGTTGTATCTTGTCCAACTACAATTTTCTCACTTGAGTTTGTAGTTACTAATTTAAGGTAAGAAGTAGAACCTTCTTTTATATCTAAAGAAGCTGCTTCATTATCTTTTATTGATAGAACATTTGTTTGAGCACTTGCATCTACAGTACCACCATGATTTAAAGTAAGTGTGCCTGTAGTTGTTACAGTTAGTGCACCTGATGTAGTGCTAATTGTATTACCGTTAAGTTGTAAATTGTCAACTAGTAAGTTATCTACTTTACTACTACTATCTGTTATGATAGCTGAGCTTGCTGTTAAAGTACCTGGTGTATGGTCTGCTAAATCTGCAAAATACTTACCACCGATTACTAATACGCTACCATCAGCGGGATTACCTATAAATAGTCTGGAACCGCTATTTCCACTAGTTCCAGCTCCTCCAGTATAGGCTAATTCACCTGCACTTAGACTGCCTGGAGCCGAAGTACCGGTACCTCTTTTAATTTTAATTGTTGTTGCCATATTATTTCTCTATTGAGTTAAAAACTCCCTGCATCTACGGTCTCCATGTCGCCTGTCGCTTGTGCTAATGGTACGAACTGAAATACACCTGAAGATGTTTCTCTGTATACTTTGAGTTGATTATCATTTAGGTCATAAAAGAAATCGCCTTCTGATAAATTTGTAGTGCTTGCACTTGGTGCTTCATTACTTCTAAAAAACTGGTCTGCTAATTGTTCTAATGCATCTTGTACATTTGTAGCAGTGATTACATTATGGGGTGAAAATGATAAAGACGCAGCATCAGTTGACGCATCACTAGGTGATATCGCACTAACACTTACACTTGTTATATCTTCTACTACTGTTATTGTAGTCGCCATTAAAAAGTACTCCCATCTAAGGTATCCATATCATCTCCTGCTTGTAGCAAGATTTGAAATGTACCATCTCTAAAAACCTTTAATTGATTTGTATTTGTATTATAAAACAAATCTCCTTCATCTAAATGTGGCTCAGTTTCTGTTGTTGGGTCTGTTGCCCCTCTTGAAAACTGAGATTCTAATTGTTCAATAGCTTCTTGAACATTTGTTTCTGTTATTGTAGTGTGTGCATCATTTACAACATCAATTGCTGTAAAGGCACGAAAAAATTTTTCTACAATAACATCTTTTGTTTCTTTAACTAGATTTGCAATTATTTCTGAGTTTGGAGTTGTAACAGTTATATTTGTTACATCTGCTGCACAGAGTACATTTGTTCTTGCTAATCTATTTAAACCTATGCGGCTCATCTTGTTACTTCACCAGATACTGTTGCTGTTCCTTGAATAAGTCTTTGTGAAGTAGTGCTTGTAAATAACTCCAAGTCATAAAAATACTGTCCAACATCTATATCATCTGTTACTGTATTTGCAAGTGACATTGTAAGTATTCCATTTGAAGCGTTGGTAATTGTACAAGTGAAGGTAGCCGTAAGAGTACTAGAATCAATTGTAGGGCGCAGCTGTGCCCTTGCACTAAAACCTGTAAGATTTTTTGCAGAGCCATCTTCTTGTACAGTAAGTTGTAACGAGAAATCACTGCCCTGGTCTATTTTTATGTTGTAAGTTCCTGCACTCATGGTTTTCTTCTTATACCTCCAATGGTTTAATTATACCAAAAATTTGCACCTCGTGTCAACTATTATTTTTGGAGTGTTTTATTATATCTTATCCTTTCGGGTATTTATCCTTGACCGCTTTTCTTGATAAATAAAAATTGCCAGTTTTTGCATCTGCTCCAAACTTTCCATTATCAATATCATGATAAAGTAAATCTAATTGTTCCGACCATACAGAATAATATAGTCCTCTTTTTGAATCTGTAGTTGAACCAGATTTTGTTAAATTTATATTCATTCTCCATACCTCTTAATTATAATCTTTTCTGTTCCCCAGTTTTTGTATCCCAGCTTTTTAAATTTCACTCTATATGTTCCAGGCTCTGTTGCTGTAAGTGTTAAAGTAGTATCACTCATAGTTCCTGCAGATACATCATCAATAAATACTTCTGTTCCTGAAGGCAGTCCTGTTATATTAACAACACTATCTAGTGCAGGTGTTGTAGTGCTAAATGTAGGATTAAAAATACTTTTTTCTATTACATCTGTTCCATCACTATTTACCCAAAAGTCTCCATCGTGTGGTATTGCCTCTTGCTCAGTGCTACAGTATGAGAATCCTGCATTTGCTTGTTCAGTCTTAATAGTATCGTTTACTAAACCATTAGTTGCTGAAGCTATCTCTTTTGTTGAATCATTATAAAAAACATGCCATGTCATAGGCTTCCTCCTCCTAAAAAATTTTCCTCTGAAAAAATTACATATGAATAAAAATATACAGCGCTTTGATTAAATGAGCTTACTGATGTGTTAAGTCCTAAACTTCCCCTATTTTTTAAAGTTATATTTGTTGAGTCTGCAAAAGCAGTCATACCGCTTTCAGCAGAAACATCTTCTGCATCTGGACCAGCTGGTGGTGGGAAACCGCCTCCACCGCCTCCTCCACTAGTATCCTCCTCTGTGATTTGAAAAAAGTGTGGAGTCCATACTCTTTGTGCTACTCCGCTTGATATATCATCAGCAGTACACCAACGAGCTGCAAATGCAGGAGTATATCCAAGACCGTGTGCTATATCTACTTCGTGTGCTGTATAAGTGACTCCATCAAAAACAAAGGAAGCATTTGCAGGTTCTTCTGGAACAAGTATACCCTGTCCAAAAGAGTGCACAAGTAAACTTGCTATCGCATTTGAATCAAAAGCTAAAGGAGTTGTTGAGCTTGAATCTGTAACATCTACTCCTGATTTAGATACAAAAACTCCATGTTCACTTCCTCTTTTACCTAATAATACTCTATTCGCCATTAGAACCTCTGTCCGCTTCCTGCAAAATTTGGAATCATAACTACTCTTCCAGTTATTCCACTATCTAATGATGCGGTTTGAGTAATAGATATTCTTACTGTAGTTGAATTTACAGATGTAAGTGTTGGAGCAGTACTAAAAGTTCCTATGTCTGAATCTTCGTCTGTTTCACTACCTAATCCAGAACTTCCTAGAATAGCTGTTAGAGAACTAGCTGTAATTCCTGGATTCGCAAAATCAAAATTTTGTGATTGATTAGCTGTGCCACTAAATGAATTTGAAACAGCAACAGTTGTTTGATTACTGACAGGACGCAATACTTGAAATAAAGATTTTATATCTCCACCTGCTCCCTTATCAGTATTGAATATTAACTTATCATCACTGCAACTGGTAACATCTTCTCCTGGTTTACTAATCCATAAACCATACTTGGTGTCTCCTCCTCTTGCTGTGCTTGCTTTTCCTAATAATACTCTATTTGCCATAATTTATCCAAAGTTTGATGTTGTCATATATCCGTAAGCACAAGGTATTCTTAATACAAAATAACTTACATTAAGTGCATTAAGAAAAGATGTTGGTGGAGAACCTGTAGTAGTATTTTGATATGTTCTTCCATCTAGTGGCGTATCATTATCTAAAGTTCCTCCATCATCTGGATTTGCTCGTGCTTCTGCAGGAGTAAAAGTACTTGTTGTTGTTTTCCATATACTTACATTATCTACAAAGTACTCGTCACCCCCTACCTGAAATCTTTGTCCCTTATTTTTTTCTGATACAATCACCAAAGGAATATATCCTAGTGATGATTTGCTGTTTGTTGTTAAAAAGTTGTCTCCACTTGCACCAATACTCGCTATATTATTAGCTCCTGCATATACTTGTCCTGTTCTATTTAATCTAGAATCAAATAACATATTTTTAGCTGCTGTTGTTAACACATTTTCTGTTGGTTTTGAAACTAATAAACCAAAGTTTCCGTCTGGTAATTTTCCTAATACTACTCTATTTGCCATTATGAACTATCCGCTATAACTATACGCGGTCCTCCGTCTGATGCATTTGATTGTATATCTATTGAACTACTAGCAATTGCTGTTGTATTATTAGATAAGAATTGTGTAGTACCTGATGTAAGTTTTATTCTACCTGCTGTAACTGATGTTGATGCTGTAAAGAGTGTTTGTATTACTTGTGCAGTAGTTAAGTTAGATACATTTCCTAGCCCAACATCATCTGCAGTTGTACCTGACCTAATACTAGCTATGGATGATGTCGCTGCATCGCCTAATCCTGAAACATTACTACTTGTTATATTTAAACCTGCTGCTGTAATACTTACTGCGCCTGTACTTCCATTTACAGATTGTACTGGTGCTCCTGCTGATGTAATAAAATTACTATCATTTGTTAAACTTCCAATCGTTAAGGCACCTGAACCAGATAATTTAAGTCTATTCGCTGCTATTGTGCCTGTAGAAATATTTGCGCCATCAATAGTTGTAATAGAACTACCGTCTTCTGAGAATGTTCCACCACTAAAAGTTACTACTCCTGTAAATGCAGTCTGTTTAACTATTGCACTATAGGTTACAGTACAAGTAGCATCTGAAGCCAAACTTTGTCCTCCACTATACCTTACAGTCCAGAAACTACTTGTTGAACCAACATCTTGAGTTCTTGGTTCATTTGTCCATTTATCTGTTGCTGAAGTATCTGATAGCCCTAAAACTTCTGTTGCTCCACTACCACCATTTATATCTCCGGTAGAGAACGTATAAGTAGTTGTGCCTGGAGCACTTGGAGCTACCCCTGTATTTGAAGTTTTTTCATAATACAGATAACCTTGTACTTGTTTTAATCCATCTGAGCCTGCAGGCCCTTGTACACCAGTTGTTGCTACATATTGCTCACTAATACTATAATTTGTTGAACCATCGGTCGCTACTTTTGCAAGTATAAAATCTCTTGCTACATCAGGAACAAAACTTTGTTTATTTACACTCGCTCCCGAGTATGGTTTCTGTACTATCTCATCTAAGAAAAGAAGTGTGTCTGTTTCTATGTGTCTTACTTTACCAAAATAAGTTACAGGAGTAAAAGTAAGGGTTGTTCCGTCTGCAATAGATTGTTTATTAGAAAATGTAATTGTTGCTCCATCTACATTCGTTACAATTGGTTTACCTGTGCTAGAACTTTCTGAATCAACTGTTATAAGACCTACTCCAGTACCAGTTACTGCCATGCCTACTTTTATATTGCTATTAGCTCCTGTTAAAGTAACTGTTGTAGAATCTGAAGTGGCCCCACTTGTAGCACCAGTAGTAGTGCTTCCATTTGTTATTTGTATTAAATCTCCGCCAGAAAAATCAGTTCCAAAACTAGTTCCTGTTCCATTTACTTGGTTTGAAAATTGGTCTACTTGTACTGTTCCAGAAATTGCTGCAAGTCCTTCATTTGATGCCCCAACTTCTTTTAAATAAGTAATAGGAACAGTTGCAGTACTATTTGTTACCGCTTGAACTGCTTTAAATCTATCTGAAGAATCACTCTGGTCAAATACCATAAAAGCCTCTGCGTTTGCACCCATTCCTGCAAAGGACTGAGAAAAAGTAACAGCAGCACTTGAAGTATTTGTAAAAATTTCAGCTGTTGGTGAAATTAAAGTATAGGTGCTATTTCCTATACTTAGTAATCCGCTTGAAGAATTTATAGTAAATGTTTGGTCTACATTTCCTCCTCTTGCTAAAGACTCAAATCTTGATTGTAATGGAGGTAATAATTCTCCTGAAGAGATAGTAAAGTTTCTACTTATTGGTTGAGAAACTGTACCTACATTTGATATTGTTCTTATAGTTACAGAATATTCCCCTGCGCTTAATATTTGAGTAGAAAAACTCTGGTCGTTAGTTCCTAAATTTACTGTTTTTTTGACCCCTTCAAAATCATGTTCTAATTTAAATCCACTTGCAAATCTATACCTAGCTCCATCACTATCTACTGGGAAGTCCCAAGTAATCACCACTTCATGACCACTTGCTGTTCCTTCCTCTCCAGCATCTGAAGTAGTATCTATTGGCCTAACATTTGCTACTAAATTAGTCGGAGCAGGAACAACATCATCAAAGTTTGGACCAGTATCTGTTGGTCTTGGTTCAAGAGAAAAACCTCTTTCAATTTCTGAAAATTTTCCTCTGAAGTATATGCCTGCAACTATATCAAATTGATGTTTATCTTTTTCTGATATTGATACAATTTTATATTCTTTTGTAGTTCCTGTTAGTTCTTTTCCTTCTGTGTTAAATAGTTTGAGTGCCCACATAACTTCTGCATCTGGAGCAGCGCTAAAAGCACTTCCAACAGTAAGAGAATTAACAGTTCCTGAAGACGTTGTTACTTCTTGTTTTTCTACTCTAACATTCTCTGACCATACTACATCTATTGCATTATTACTATCATCTTTCGCATTTGCTGCAGCTGTAGTACTTGTAATACTTGTAAGTAAGTCTCCTCTGAAAAAAGTAGTTCCGCCAATAACAGCAGAGTCTTCTTGTAAATATGCTCCGCCTTTTGGATATATTAAAAATAATTGATGTTTAAAATCACTACTGTAAGCAGGTAAACTTATACTTCTATCAAGAGGTATGACAGTTGTAGACCTTGTTCCAGTATTTGATACTCTTCCTGAATATGAGCTTCTATCTCTATCTGAGTCTTGAACATTAATAATATCCCCAGGTTTTAATCCTATTGCATTTAATCCTGTGCTAAAACTTACAGTTTCTTTTTCATTTTGTTCGCTTAGTAATTTCCATTTTCCTAATCTATGTGCTTGACCTCTTGATGTGCAACCAAAAGCAAGTTGTTCTTCTCTTACGATTCTTCCTGTTTCTGCTATACTTTGATAGTCTTCAACATACTCCGTTGTCTGTCTAAAACTATCATCTGGGTCATTCCAGGTTACTTTGATTTGATTTGTTCTTACTCTATCTCCAGTTCCTTCATAAGTAAACTCTCCTCCTATTACATTTGCTTTTGAAAATGAATATACAGGTTGTTGAGGACGGTCAACTGCAAATGTTAATTGCCCCTCATTCCAAAGTGCCATTCCTCTAAAAATACTTGCAAACTGTTTCAGAACTTTTGTTGCTTCCCCACCTTTTGATAAATATATATTTGCAGTAAATCTAGGTTCTACTCCTCCATCTCCATCTGGAATTTCTTCATCACAAAATTTTGCAATTCTAAATAATTCATAAATGTCAATTTGAGATTTATCAACAAATTGTCCTAAACCGTATCTTTCATTTGTTACTAAGTCATAAAAAATCCATGCGGGATTATCAGTATAAACTTTTTTATGGTTTGGAGAGGAAGCATTAAAAGTAGTTTTATCTCCTCTAAAATTACCGTCCCAGTTTTGATAAGAACTTTCTGTGGCTCCTGAAGTTATATTTCTTGTATATGCTGCTGCACCACCTGTTTCATCACGAGTACGATAATTTGTTGGAACTTGAACTTTTAACCCTTTTAAAGTGTAGGCTCTTGAAGGTAGCTTGCCATCAAAGTCTTTTGCATTAAATCCTAAAGCTGCATATGCAGTATGTGGATATATTAATTTATCTTTTGAAATACTTTCTACAGTTTGTAGTGTACAAGGATTTGTGTGTTGAAAAGAACCGTCTTTAAAATTTAAATCATTTATTCTTCTAATACGAATTCTCCAATCATCATAAGGTTGAAACTGTTCTGTATTTATTACAAACTGTTCAATGAATGGAGTGTATTGTGCGTCACCTGGTTTTATATATCCATTATTTACACCTTTACCAAAAATGCTACCATCTACAAAGAAGTTTACTTTATCAGAACGAGTTTGTATAGAACTATTACTTGGACCAAAAGCAAGTTCTGAAGTAAAAGAACTTCCTCCGTCTACACTATACTCAAAGAATATCTGTAATTCAACAAATGAAGCTCCTTTCTTTCCTGATGAACTTTTAAGAGCATGACAGGCAGGAAGTTGAAAAGTTAAATGTACTTCATCAATTTCAGACGGATTTGATACTTCAAGAAAAGCTGCTGTAAGCAAAGTATCTGAAGCTGTTCCCTCATTCTGAGAGGGTTCGTCTAGTTCAGTAGCATTATAGTTGACACCTAGATTTCCTGAAGTCCCTACATTTGCTCTTAAATCATTTTGTTCTAGTTCTATATTTGGGCTTGTAATAGTTGAAGATTGTCCAAAACTTGTATCTAAAACAAGAGGAGGTTGTAATAAATGTCCTCTATTTAGTCCAAATTTAAAATTTTCTATATTATATAAGTTGCTAATTTTTGTATCAGAATGGTCTGGAGCCGATATAGTAACATTTGTTCCTGTTAGTGTTACTTGGGGAGCAGCAGCTAAAGTTGCTACATTACCAGAAATGCTACTAATTTCTGTTACTAAATCTATAAATATATCTGCATTTGATACTGTGGTAGCTACAGGAGAATCAGTTTGAATTTGTGTTGCTGATAAACGGCTTGCTCCAGTAACTAAGTCTGTTCCATTTGGTCCGGCACCTGTTACTCTTACAAATCCTTTTACTTTTTGAGCACGAATACTTCTCAATAAAGCTGTAGTAAAAAAACTAGAACTTGTTGTTACTAAATTTGTTCCTGCAGTTGCAGATGCTATTCCGGTTCCTTTTGCTCCTGCTTTTTCTACCACTACATGTCGTTTACCAATATTTAAACCAGTAAGATTATTACTTTTTAAACCAGCAATAGTTCCAAATTGAGCACTTGTTATGGTTGCACTTCCTGATGTTGTATCAGCTGTTGTTGTTCTAGATTTTACTAATTCAACTGCTATCTTATCAATTACGGGAACATCATTTACAAATACAGAAGCTAAATCATTTTCTAATCCTTCTATTTCTCCCTCTGATAATATATCATAAGTTAAACACTGTTGAGTTTTATCTGGATTTGCTCTATCTGAATTGGTTTTTACTCCAAAAGGTGCTGTTATATATTTAGCCATTATCTTCCTTGCCCCTTACCTTTTGAAGCTTTCATCACATGTTCAAAAGCAGTTGTAGCATTTGAATCTCCGTAAACGCTTTCTGGGTCTTCTCCATCTGTATCTACATCTCCTGTATTACTTATGGCGCCAGGTTCAAATCCTTGACTTATAGGTGTTCCACCTATTTTTAATCTTCCATATAAAACAGGGACAGGTTGTCCTTGCTCAATATTACTATTTGCTGAGTTAAATAAAAATGCTGGGTCAGATTCCATATCTCCTGCATCAGGTGCAGTCATTTCTGCTATTCCATGAAGAGCTAAACTTGCGCCTATTGCTGTTACGGCCAACCCTGCAAAGTTTAGACTCCCTCCAGTTGCAAGAGCTGAAAAAGCGCTTGTACCAGTTGTGATAGTACCTCCTCCCGCTATGCCCAAATTTATAGTAGTACCTGCAGCTCCTCCGCTTGTAAATAGTCCTGCAGTACCCGGTATAAAAAGCATTGCAGCAATTAATAATAATCCAGCTATAAGTTTTCCTAGGCCTTTACCAGAACCCGCAGGCACTGGTGTTACAATTAGTGTGTCTTTTACAATTCCTTGTAATCCAAGTTCTTCAAATTCCTCTATAAAATCATCTCCATTCTGTATACTAAATTGTATATTTTTTTCATGACACTCTGTTAAATATTCTTTAAATCCATCAACTTGACAATCAATAAGTTTTAATGCTTCACGCACAGAAGATTTCTGACATTTCCAGTCAGTACCAAATTTTTCTCCTAATTCTCCCATCAACTTAACGTGGGTCATAAATATACTCTCCTCTTTCCGGTAACGATACAATTAAATATGGTATACCTAAAACTTTTGACGCATTTTTATCATGCTTGCTTGGACGACAATCTTGCTTATAGTGACTATGGACTACATATAATATTTTTGAAATAATTGAGTGACGAACGTATTCCTTTGGGTCAATATAAAAAGAATTTTCATCTTCACTTTTATTTTCTACAGAAATAAATTTTATTTTGTCATCTTTCTGTACTATGAGTCCGCAACCTTCACGA